TCAGAAAGTCTTTGCGCCCCATGATCGCCTCTACTCGTGGCTGCTTTGTAATGATCGGAACGGCTACTCATAAAAAGTGCGAGTTCTACAACGCCCTGAAGCAAGCCCAGAGGAGTCAGCTAGTAACCGGCCGCAAATGCGCGTTCGTTTATCCCTACACGATCACCCAGACCTACAATTCCATGTATAAGCACTACGTGGATCAGGAGAAAATTCGCCTCGGTGAAGAGTCCGATGAATTCCAGACCTCCTACGGCTGTGTTTGGATCTTTGAGCGCGGGATGTTCGTTACCCAGAACCAGCTTTTCAATATCAGGATTTCCCAAGTCGGCGGAATGTTCTCACAGACGTTCATGCATGGCTGGCCTGTAATGCACAACTACTACTCAATCGTGGCGGGAATCGATTGGGGACAATCTCATGACAGCACCGTCCTGACTCTGATGGCCGTGAATTGGAATGCGCCCCTCGAGACTGGACAGTATATGGATGAGGGTGAACGTAAGACTTTTGAAATCTATAACAAGCATGTCATCGGCTGGCATGAGTGGCTGGGCGACAACTACGAAACGCAGTTCGGGGAAATCCTGAACGTGCTCAATACCTATCCGAATTTGCGCAAGGTCGTAGTAGATGCCAACACCTGCGGAGCCCCGATGCTCGCTCGCCTCGAGTATACCTACAACCATTTGTATCCCGGCAAGTCAGTGATCGTTGAGGGGAACAGCTTCCAAGAGAAGTCAAAGTCGGACTTGTATCGCTCCCTGTATGCTGACCTCGTGTCAGGCCGTGTGACCTTCCCCGCCGGACCCAGAGCACGCACTACAAAAGAATATCGTAAGTTTTGCGGCCAGATGCTTGACCTCCAGAAAGAGTATCGTGGGGGCTATATGAAGGTTTCTCACCCCGATGAGAAGGACGCGCACGACGATTACCCTGACTCCTTTGCCCTCGCCGCTTGGGGCTGCAACGGATCGACCCGGACGAACTCTGTTGACTTTGCGCCCGGCAACTTCTTTTATAGACGGTAACTTTTAAGGACACACAGACTATGAATAATATCGGCTTCAATGTTAACCGCTCTACGTTTACCGCTCTAAGCGACACGTATGGCTGGGCTGCGCGTAACAGACCTCCCATGTCTGACGCTATTACTTTGCCGGGGACCGACATAAAGGGGACCGTCGATAACGCCAAAGCCGGAATCGCGCCGTTTGACGTTGCCGGTATCTTTCTGGGCGATGACATGCGTGACCAGACTGCGACCCGCTGGGCTCGTTACCAGAAGTTCTGGCGTTACTACGAAGGCTTCCACCACCTTCAGGCTCTCGATGACGGAGACGCCAAGACCGTCTTCAACTATTGCGCAAGCGTAGTTGATAAAAGCGTCACATGGTTACAGGGCTCGAACGGCTGGACTGTTGAGCTCCCCAAAGGAAATGAACGCCTCGCCAAAGCAATCAACGAAGTCTGGTCAAGAAACAAGCGTGATACCCTGTTTGAACGCCTCACGCTTTGCGGCTCTGTATGCGGTGACACCTATTTGATGGTGACAGTCCGCTCTTCTGACAATAACGGAAAGACTTTGCCCAAAGATAAATGGAGGGTTGTTATCACTCCGTTACGCCCTGAGTATTGCCACCCCACTTGGACGAATGCCGGTGGAGATGCCAAGCTCAAATCGTGCATGGTTCAATACCCTCAATACGGAACCTACAAAGGAGCCGCTTATCAGCTCTACACTGTCTATATCACGCCTGAGGGCTTTCAAGAGTTCTACAACGATGTTAAAGCCGATCCCCAAGATAACCTTTTCGGGCTTGTTAACATCGTCCATATCCCGAATAAGCTTTCGGCCACCTCACCGTTCGGTCTGTCTGACCTCGAGCATCTGGTTAACATCAACGTAAACTTCAATAAGGTTACGGATAAGATCGACGCCATCATTGATTACCACGCCGAGCCTACCACGGTCATCTTTGGAGCGCGTGTATCAAACCTCGAGAAGGGCTCAAACCGTGTCTGGTCGAACCTGCCTGTCGATGCCAAGGTGGAGAACCTACAGCTCTCTACCGACCTCGCCGCAACCTACGCCTACCGTGAAGGGCTCAAAGAGGAAATGCACCAGCTTTCTGAGACTCCCGCCGTTGCTTTTGACTCGAAGAACATTTCGGTCACGAACACTTCCGGCCTCGCCATGCAAATGATGTTTCAGCCGTTGATCGAAAAGACCAACCGCAAACGCCGCACGTATGGCAAGGGACTCGTCGAAGCGAATGATCTCATCATCAAAGCCCTCGAGATTTGTGGAGTTGATTTGCTCTCGCTGGTCGAAGACCCGGAGATGCTCGAAGAGGGTAACACCACGATTCGTTGGACCTCGGTGCTGCCCAAAGATCACCAGTCCGAAATCGATCAAGCTGAAAAGAAGATCAGTCTCGGTGTTTGGAGTCAGGCTGAAGCACAACGCCGTATCTCGGACGTTACCGATGTTCGCCGCCTCAACATCGAAATCGCGGCTGACCAACGTTTTGCGATGGCCAAGAAACTCGAAGAGCAGAAGACGATCAACGGAATGCCCTTCAACGGAACCTTTGCCTTCCTGTCCTCAATCTACCTTTCAGACGATTACTCAGAGATCGCCACAGTCGTCGGAGAGCAGGACAAAGCCTCTCAACAAACCTTTATTGACGCCAAGGAGAAAGCCGCCCAGCTAGCTCTGGACAACGCCATTAAGATGCAACCCGTAAAACCACCCGCCGCGTCTAGCTCCAAATAGTTCTTGATAGTAAGGACACACGCGCTAGATAGTGGCTATTGACATTGACAGCCAATACAACCCATAGGAGAAATAAAAATATGCCTGCAAACCCTCATGTAACCGGACGCGATTCCCAATTCAGTTCCGGTAAAACCCTCGGCCAAGGTAAAGGTGGAGCTCCCTCCGTCGCCAGCCGTGGATCGGGAGTCGTCTCCCAGCCCGTTTATTCGGGAACCAAAGACAAGCACTACAACGGTGCGCCCAAGCCCCTCGGTTCTGTTAAGAACTAACTAAACAGAATCATCCAAGGTAAACTGCAAACACAATAAACTAGAATTTTATCGATAAAATTTTCACGGAATAACCTTTATGCCTCCTGACCTACTCGATCCTAACATCACCCCCGCCCCCGAACCTAACCCCGCTCCGAATCTGGTGCCGCCGAATCCTGCCCCCGCGCAAGACTCAGAAGCCCTGAAAGCTGCGGTGGAAAAAGCCCGCTTGGAAGAACGCGCTAAACTGCGAGAAACCATTGAGGGTCTGACAACGCAATTGAACTCTGCAACAACTACGCTGGCTGAAGCGAAACGCGCTCAACAGTCTGCCGAACAGTTGCTCGAAACTTTGCGCTCGTCTCAGGTTAATGGGACCGCCGATGTGGATCTTATTAAACTCACTGAAAAACTCAGTGCGCAGCTTGAACAAAAGATTCAGGCCGCAAACGAAACGCGCTTCAGTGCGATTGAACAGGAGAACAAAAGCCTCCGTGACAACATTTCCAAGCGTGAACTGGCCGAATATCGCAGAACAGCGATTGAAGCCGTTGGCGCAGCGAATTTGATTGAAGAACTCGTTACAGGTTCTTCACCAGAAGAGATTGACAGTTCCATCCTGAGGGCGAAAGCCGCTCACGAACGGATCGTCGCCAGTCTCGCCAGCAATACTGCAAGTTTGAACGGCACACAACCGGGAGTAACCCCACCCAGCGTTCCGCCTGTCCCTGATTTTCAGGGCTACGGAGTGCCGGTAACAACCACTCCACCAGCGTCAGGCGTAAAAGGCATGTCGTTGGCGGAGTATAAGCTAAAGAGAGAAGAGCTCTTGAAGACCTCGACTCCCTACGGTGGGGCGCGTTCATAACGAACCTCCCGCAAGTAAACCAACCAACAACCTCTAAGGAGAAACTACAATGCCTAGTCAAGTGAACATTGCTGGAGCAACCTTTGGCAATAACATCCAACTCTCAAACAGCCAGATTGACGTATGGTCGAAGGAAATTCTTTTCCGCGCCCAGCCCCGTCTGATGTTTGAGCAAATCGCTTCCATGCGCACCGA